AATCCCAGAACAAATGCGAACAGAGGATACGATCAAAAGTTTGCAAAGCACTTCAAAGAATTTGTCATTCAACCCAAGACAGGTGACTATGTGATATTTCCTTCGTTCCTCTATCACTGGGTAAACAAATTTACTTCTAGGTTCAGGATAGCAATACCAATCGACATCTACTTATTCGAAAAGACTAGACAATACTAGGATAATGTGATATAATATATTCATGATTGACCTAAAGCAAATACATGCAATGTGGGCAGAGGACTGCCAGATAAATCAAATGAAGTTAGCAGACGCATCGAGAGATACTCCTGCACTACATGCGAAGTATCTGGAACTGCACTCTACATTTAAACTCATGTTGAAACGTGCAGAGTTTGCACAGAAGACTTTGCTGAAGGACAAGTGGTTATATTATAATGGTAAGATGTCTGAAGAAGAACTGACTGAAAAGGGATGGGAACCAGATCCGTTCAATGGGTTGAAAATACTCAAAGGGGAAATGGATTACTATTACGATTCAGATCCAGAGATACAAAAGTCAGAAGAGAAGATACAGTACTACAAAACTGTAATCGATACTTTAACAGAGATAATAAATAATCTTAATTGGCGACACCAGACAATAGGTAATATAATCAAGTGGAAGCAATTCGAGTCAGGAAACTAAATTATTCTGATCTCCAGATTGAATGTGATAATGGAACAGCACAGGAACTAAACGAATACTTCTCGTTCTATGTACCTGGTTATAAGTTCATGCCAAGTTATCGCAATAAGATCTGGGATGGTAAGATACGTTTGTTTACTCTCAGGGAGAGGACATTACCTGTTGGATTGTACTACCACCTAAAAGAGTTTTCCGATAAGAGACAATACAATCTATTGCCAGAAGAGCATAAGAAGTATGGAAAACCAGATGATCGAACTCACGTCAGACCTACACAACTAAAAGAATTTTTAAATAATTTAAATTTACCATTCCCACTCAGAGAATATCAGTTCCATGCGGTGGGCGAAGCATTAGTTCGTAAACGAGCAATCTTATTATCACCGACAGGTTCTGGTAAGTCGTACATGATTTATGCACTTGCTAGGTTCTGGTATGCAATGCTGACAGACGGTAGATCGTTTCCAAAAGGTGGACGTGTTCTTGTGATTGTTCCTACTACTTCTTTGGTTGAACAAATGCATAGTGACTTCATAAATTATGGTATGCCCGAAGGGGGAATGCATAAGATCTACTCTGGTAAGGACAAAGCAGTAGATGCCGCAATCGTGATATCTACATGGCAATCAATATATAAGTTGCCAAAGGTTTGGTTTGAACAGTTTGGTTGTGTCTTTGGGGATGAGGTACATGGGTTCAAGTCGAAGTCTCTGATGAGCATAATGAACAAATGTACAGAAGCAGAATATAGATTTGGAACGACAGGAACATTAGATGGGTCACAAACGCATGAGTTGGTTTTACAAGGTCTTTTCGGGAAGATATATAAAGTCATCACTACGAAGCAATTACAGGATAACGATACTCTTGCCGCGCTCACTATCAGGAGAGTCATTCTTTCATATAAACACGAGTTTCGGGAATCTAACAGGGAAAACACCTACCAAGAAGAAATCGACTTTATCGTTGGTCACGAAAGACGGAATAAATTTATCAGAAACCTCGCGCTAGATCTCAAGGGGAATACTCTAGTGCTATTCAATTATGTGGACAAGCATGGGAAACCTTTACATAATCTGATAAGAGATAAAGCAAAAGATCAGAAAGTATACTTTGTGTCTGGAGAAACTGCAACTTCAGATAGAGAAGCAATCCGTGGTATTGTTGAGAAGTCTGACGGTGCCATTGTTGTTGCATCCCTAGGAACCTTTTCCACAGGTATAAATATTAGAAACTTACATAATATAATATTTGCCTCACCGTCCAAGTCTCAGATAAGAGTATTGCAATCAATAGGTAGAGGTCTAAGAAAAAGTGATGATGGAAGAGAAACCATGTTATATGATATATCTGATGACCTAACTTGGAAGAAAAGAAAAAACTATTCTCTCTTACACTCAGAAGAGAGAGAAAGAATATACAAAAAAGAACAGTTCAACTATAAAACGGCAGTGATCCCCTTATGAATATAAAACAATTTAAATTAGTAAATAATGAAGAGATAGTATGCGAGTTTGTCGATACAGTCGGCAAGGAAGGTGATATCATTTGTCGAAAGATGTTGAAGATATTTCATGCAGAAGATTATAACAATGGTATTAGATACTATTCGTTCAAACCAATGTTGTCATTCCAAGATGATCTTAACACACTCAACGTATTGAACTGTGACCATATAGTTCTGGAGACAGAACCATCAAAGACATTGTTGTATCATTACACCAGTGCCCTTGAAGAAATAGAAAGAGTCAAGAAGGTACGTGGAGAAAACAAAGATCTCAACATCGATGAGATCATGATGGACACTACCGACATGACAACAGAAGAAATCGCGGAGTACCTACAAGAGAAATACGACATGGGAATGATCTCGGATCAAGAACTTTACTCTCTCGACTCTGCCGATGATAACGTGATTCACTTTAACCCAAAGGGGACGGTTCACTAGTATCCCCCCATCTCAAAAGGGTCTTTTTTATTATACACCTATTTTATGATTCTGTCAACCCCTAAAATAAATTATTTTTTTATTTAAAACAAAAAGATAGTATTTTACATTCCCTTTGAATTTTGATATAATATTGTTATGAAAGGATATTATTATGCCACGAAAGAATAAGAAAAGCGCACATTATGTGAATAACGCAGATTTCTCGAATGCAGTCGTGGAATACGTAAAGACAGTCAATGAAGCAAAGTCTTCAAACCAAACTCTACCCAAAGTACCAGATTATATTGCTCAGTGTTTTCTTAGTATCGCTGAAGGTTTGTCTCACAAATCTAATTTTATTCGCTACACATACCGCGAAGAAATGGTCATGGATGCAGTTGAGAACTGTCTCAAGGCAATAGAAAACTATAGCATAGAAGCGGCAACCAGAACAGGTAAACCAAATGCATTTGCATACTTTACCCAGATAACGTGGTATGCGTTTTTACGTAGGATTGCAAAAGAGAAGAAACAGCAAGACATTAAACTAAAGTATCTAACAAGGTCAGGTATCGAACAGTTCGTTGATGGAGACATGAGTGATGACTAAGNNAGCGATGACTACACGATGAATGTTGTGGGATCTTTTGTTGATACTCTCCGAGATCGTATAGACAAAGTAAGAGAGTTTGATACAGAAGTCAAGGCATATGCCAAAGAAGAGAAGCAACGGAAGAAACGTGCAGTACATGCTGACTCTGATTTGTCGGAGTTCCTTAAATGAAGGTTGCAGTATTAAATGACACACACTGTGGTATTAGAAATAGTTCTGATATTTTTCTTAATAATGCTTCTGATTTTTACAGTAAAGTTTTCTTTCCTTATTGTAAAGAGCATGATGTCAAACAAATTGTTCACCTTGGTGATTATTATGATAATCGTAAGTTCATGAACTTCAAGGCACAGAACCACAGTCGTAAATCATTTCTAGATCCGATGCGTGAACTTGGTATGCGAATGGATATCATACCTGGTAATCACGACACTTACTACAAAAATACAAATGATTTAAATTCTCTGAAAGAACTTCTGGGTTACTACATGAACGAGATCCATATCATTATGGAACCCAAGGTTATGGAGTATGGTTCTTTGAAGATGGCAATGATCCCTTGGATCAACCAAGAGAACTATGACGATACAATGAAGTTCATCAAGAACTGTCAGGCAGATTGGTGTGGTGCACATCTAGAACTCGATGGGTTTGAAATGATGCGTGGTATCAAGAACGTGCATGGTATGGATCATAAGATCTTTAGTAAGTTCGAGAAGGTACTGACTGGTCACTTCCACGTTGGTTCCCAGATGGACAACATTCACTACCTTGGTTCACAGATGGAGTTCTTCTGGTCTGATGCTCATGACAAGAAGTATTTTCACGTGATAGATACCGAGACTAGAGAAATAGAAAAGGTACATAATCCACACACTTTATTTCATAAAGTACTTTACAATGATGAGAAAATGGATTATAATAACTATGACGTATCACAATGTGAACAGAAGTTTGTGAAGGTTGTGGTTGTCAATAAGAAGGACACATTTTTATTTGATCGGTTTATTGATCGTATTCAAAACGAGAATATACACGAACTAAAGATCGCAGAAAACTTTCAAGAGTTCACAGGTGAAAATGTACACGATGATAATATTGAGTTTGACGATACGCCAAAACTTGTAGACTCCTACATCGATGGTGTTGACACAGATCTGGACAAGGACAAGATTAAGATTCAGATGCGAGAACTCATGACTGAAGCACAGGCACTGGAAATTGCATGATTAATTTTACAGAGGTAAACTGGAAGAACTTCCTATCCACTGGTGATAAGTGGACAGAGGTTCAGTTAGATAAGGCAAAGAGTACATTAGTTGTTGGGCATAATGGCGCAGGTAAGTCCACTATGCTTGATGCTATCTCTTTTGCTTTGTTCGGTAAACCTCATAGAAATATCACAAAGGCACAGTTGGTCAATTCAATCAACGGCAAGGGTACACTGGTCATTGTAAAGTTTACAATAGGTGATAACAACTTTGTGGTAACACGTGGTATCAAACCAAATGTATTTGAGATCCACAAGAATGGCGTGATGATTAACCAATCGTCTCATGCCAAAGAGTACCAGAAGATCCTCGAACAAAACATTCTGAAACTAAATCATAAGTCTTTCCACCAAGTTGTAGTATTGGGTTCCTCCTCTTTTATTCCCTTTATGCAACTACAGAGTGGACACCGTAGGGATGTGATCGAGGATCTTTTGGATATCAATGTATTCTCCAAGATGAATACACTACTAAAAGAAAAGCAAAAGATACTATCAGATACACTGAAGGATCTAAACTATAAGATTGACATACAGACAAACAAAATCGAGACTCAAGAGAAGTACATTCGAGACATCAAGTCATTGACTGATGAGAATAAGAAAGAGTACGAGTCTCGCATTGCTGATGCACAATCTAACATAGAAGATCTGCAGAAAATAAACTCTGAAGCAAGTGTTGATCTTGACTCTAAGATCGAGACTGCAGAGAATGCATTCAAGACACTCAATGATGAAAAGCAAGATCTACTACTAAGAAGTCAGGATATCAAAACTCAGATGGGAGCAATCACGAAACGTGCTAAGTTCTATGATGAGAATGATACCTGCCCAGAATGCCAACAAACACTTGTCGATGATTTGCGTAAGAAGAATATAGACGAATGCAAACATGAAGCAAGAGGACTTGCATCTAGTAAGAAAGCAATTGGCGAAAGAGGTGTTGGAGTCGAAGCACAGATCAGTCTTGTCACCGAGGATCTAAAAGATGGAAGGTTGCAGGTCTCAGAGATTGCCAACAACAATAAAGAGATATCCTCACTCCAGAAAACTATTGGCGAGTACCAAAGGTTTTTGGATAAGGAAGTAGTTGCGGATCTAACTGCCGCAACAAGCGATTGTGAATCAATGAAGCAGGAGAAGCAATCGTTCATGGAAGAGAAGTTCGAGATATCAGAACAGTACAACTACAATTCTGTTATGGGAGAAATGCTAAAAGATACTGGTATAAAAACAAAGATAATCAAACAGTATCTACCTGCAATCAACCAACTTACAAATAAGTATTTGCAGGTGCTCGACTTCTTTGTCCACTTTAATCTTGATGAGTCATTTGTAGAAACGATTAGATCAAGACATAGGGATGCGTTTACTTACGACTCTTTCAGTGAAGGAGAGAAACAGCGTATCGACTTGGCACTTCTCTTTACTTGGAGACAGATTGCCAAGATGAAGAACTCGGTTGCTACTAACTTACTAATCCTAGATGAGACGTTTGACTCATCACTGGATCATGAGGGTGTAGAGAACCTATTAAAGATATTGTACACTCTTGGCGAGGATACAAATGTATTTGTGATATCCCATAAGGGAGACATACTTGACGGTAAGTTCGAACAAAAGATTGAGTTTAGAAAAGAAAGAAACTTCAGTAAAATGTATTGACACTCAGTCAAGTGTGTGGTATAATTATTGAAGTTTAACCCACGGAGTATATCC